AGCTCTTCATCACCGATAAACAGATGCTCAATCGCAAATGAGCCCCAGCCGATGACGAATAGCTGGTACAGATACTGGTCGTTGCCACTGTATTCCGTGTAGGGTTGCGCGGCGAAATCCGGGTAGAACTTTGGCACACGCCCGTAGTGCACCGGAACGGGCTGGCCGATGCGGGCATAGTTGCCCTGAGCCTGCAGGTTATAGGTAGGGCTGGGGTCAGCGAGCTGGCTGGCAGTGTCAGGGGTGTAGGGCTTGGGGGCCTTGTAGAGCACGGTCCCCGCTATCATAGATAGACCGAACGCCGCAATAGCGCCGCCAACGCCAGAGAAAGCACCACCTGATATTGCCGAGACAATAATCCCAATAATAATCAGCACCACCCCAGCAATCACGCGGCTGGCTTTGCTCCCGCCGTTTTGAGGCAAGGCCACGATGAGCACATAGCTTTGCGGGTCGATCTCGCGCACCGCCCATTCCTTGCGGCTCACCCATTCGCCATCCACCGAGATAATCCACGGCGTGGCGGCATTGATATCCACACCATATTCTGCGAAGGCGTCGGCAATCGTCATGCCACGCGGAATGCGCTGTGGCTCGGCATCTTCCAGCGGCGCCCAGGGATTGCGGGATACAGTGAGCACCCCGCGTTCCATTGCGGGCTGGTGGCGCATGGCATCGCGGATCAGCTCAGGATTCATGCGCCACCTCTTCTGCCACCTTTTCCGAGGCGTATGCCCAAAACCGGATGCGTGGGAACAGATCGGGGAGATCTACCGCAGCCGTCCAGGCCGGGCCACCGGATGAGGAATTGCAGTGGAGCATGCCGCCCCCCTCTTCTTCACTCCAGAGCCCCACATGCAAATCATCAGGCCGGTGAGCCTCTACGATATCTCCCTCACGCGGAGCTTCGTTTGCTTTGCGCAGCCTCCATGCGGAGCTTTGCTTGCTGGAAAGCAACTGCTGCCCCACCCCCGGCGCTACAGAGACAGACGGAAGATCGCGCCCGAACTGCTCGTGTTGCACCATGCGCACGAAGTGCCAGCAATCGAACTGCTGCGGGCCGTTGGCCCCGAACGCCCAGGTATAGCCAGCGGTGATGTAGTGCTCGGCAAAGGTTTTCATGTGGAGAGCCCCGGGAACTTCACCGTGTCGTAGAGCACGCTTGGGAATGATTTGTTGGAAAGGTTCAGGAGTGTGGCCGTAGCCGTGATCATGCCGCCACCGCACTTGCAGGAATCCAGCTCAAGCGTGAGGGGCTTGGCTTGCGGCGCTGAGGTATCGGTATCCAGGTAGGCGCGATACGTCACCGTGATCGGCCGGTCTCCCATGGTGGCGTTATCGATATGCTGGGTGATTTTCGTGCCGATGTTGGGCACGGTGATGGAGAGCTTAGGCGCTGCACCCTCTTCCACCGATGGGAGGGTGAGCCCGAACATCGCGCCGAGGAATGTGACGGCCTGCCCGGCATTGAGCGGCGCGGTGGATTCGAGCGTGCAGGTATGATCCTGATCCGCATCCATCACAAAACGCAGCGCCGTGGGCTGGTCGTTCTCATCCACAAATGCATCGCAGCGGAATTCTAGGGTGTGCAGCACCACTACATCAGTGCGGGCTGTGGCGTAGGCTTCGGCAATGGCATCATTGAGATCCATCAGTCTCTCCAGTCCATCGTGGCAGACACACGCCACACATTTGGTCCATCCGGGGCGCTCTCAAATTCGCCATTCTGGAAGCGCACCTGCCGGGGCTGCCTGCCGTCGGCAAGGCGCCATTTCGCGATAAACCAGTCAGCCCCGCCATGGATATCCGAATCGAAAAAAGCTTCGAAGGCCACATGCTGCGCAGCAGTCAGCACCCACTTCACGGTGACCGTGCGGGTGCGGGAGGTGGTGAGCCGCCGCTGGCGGTTCGGCCCGATTTCCATTTCCGCTTGGCGCAAAGCACTCTTGCGCTTGATAGAAAGCCCCTCCCCGGTGGGGTTGGGCACTGCGGCAGGCCAGGAGACAAGGGTATCCGTCATATCAGACAGCCTTCCGCGAGAGTGAGTAGGTGGATTCCAGCGCCTTCGGAATCGTGCCCGACCCCGATGCAATATCCCCCGCAATCTCGCCCTTGATCTGTTTCACGAAGGCCGTGAGCTGCACCCCGGAATCGCTCTGGCTCTGCTCTGTTTCGCCGGCACGACTGGAGTCTTCCACAACGTTGAGGGTGACGTTGACTGTGGCCCCCGCGCCGCCGACAGGGGCCAGCTTCTTCATTTGCGCCTGGGTAAAAATCCCCTCGCCTTTTTTGGCGATCACCGGCACCTCATCCCCAGTAATGCCACCGGTATGGAAGCGCGGAGCGCCCGTGAAGGCACTGGCAGACACCGTCTTGCTCCCAGTGTAGGATTCCCCTACCACCGCGCCATCGTGGCCCGTGCCGAACCCGAAGTAACTCATGGTGCTCATGACCATCTTCTGCGCGGCAATCTTCGCCAGCGTGGACAACACACTCCGGGCAAAATCGCCAAAGCTGGCTTTGCCCGTAGTGACGAAATCCACAATCATGGTTTCCATCCCACCGGTCACCGTGCCAAACACTGCCTGTGCATCGTTTGCCGCGTTGGTGGCATTTTCCTTATAACTGGCAAACGCATTTTTCCAACCAGCATCCCAGGTGCGGGACATGTTGTAGTTTTCGGTGATAGCGGCATTGCTGCGCTTGATCTGATCGGAGAAATCCGCATTGATCGTATCTTTCGCGGACGGATCATTGCGAATCATCTGATCGCGCTTGCTTTCAAGCGAACGCGTATTACTGGTAGTCGATTTTTCCAGCGAGGTTTTTCCGATCAGCTCGTTTTCCTCCTTGAGCTTACGGATCTGCTCGTCGGTCGCCGCATTTTGATCCTTCAGCGCCTTGATTACATTTTTATCTGCCCGCGCATCATTGGCCTTCTTGATCGCAGCCGCGAGCGAGTTGTACTGGTCGGCATCAATCCGATTCTTTATCGTATTAAGCTGCGCCATGAGAGCCGCTTCCTGCGTGGCACGGGCAGAGGTATCAGTGGCGTCGGCCTCTGCCTGGACAACCTGCACCTTCTTCGCCAGCTCGGAATAATCTTTACGGGCAGAAAGCTTCGCGGCATTTGCATCAGCATCCATCGCCTGACTCAGCAACTCTGCCTTTTTGCCAAAATCCAGATCTTTCAGCTTGCCCGCAGTCACAAGGAATTCTGTTTCGGCCACCCGCGCATGATTGATGGTGTCGCCGTATTTATCCCACTGTGCGATCTGGGCTGTTACCTGCTGGCTTTCTTCGCCAAGCTTGTCACGCTGCTTTTCAAACGCGTTTTGCAGCTTCTGCGCGGCGCTCTCTTCTGCCTTCTGGTCAGGCGTCTGGAATTTCTTGCGGATATTCTTTTCGTAGGTCGCGTAGTCCGCATCGCTGATGGGGCTACCCGCTGCGGCCTTATCCGCCGCCATCGACTTGAGCTGGGCAAGCTCTTTTTCCAAAGCCTTGGCTTTGTTGAACTGCGTATCCATGCCATCGAAATAGCGGGAGGCATTAATCCCTTTTTGCTCGGCCTGAGCCTTGGATGCAGTAGCACTCGCGGACGATTGGGCCTCGTTGTACTTTTTGAGGAGAGCATCAACAGCCGCCTGTGCCTGATCCACATAACGCTGGAACCCAGCAAGCTTTGGCGAATCATCAGGCACCTGCAGGAATGATTTCTTGCTGGCAAGCAACTCTCGTGCAGACTGCAGATTTTTGTAGGCTTCTGCCACCTGGTCGGCATCAGTCTTTTCGCGCCCGATTGATGCGGCAAAATTCCATCCTTCAGAGAAGAAGCCCTTGAAGTTGCGCCAGCCCTGTTCAAGGAATCCAACATTTTCCTTCTGTTCTTTTACTGAACCTGTCAGCAGATCCAGGACTGTCTTGAAAGCGCCGGATTTATTGCCAGCATCTTCCATACTGGCAATCTGTTCGTATTGCGCGGTGGTGAGGAAGTGATACTGCTTGTTGAGTTCCGCAGCGTTATCGGCCACCTTTTCACGCATGCTGGCAAAGCTGCTGACCACGTCCGCGAAGGACTGCCCGGAGCGGCGGCTCATCTCGGCGGCAGATACCGTCACCTGCCGGATTTCATCCGGGGTGAAACGCCCGGTACCAATCACCGAAAGCACGTTCCCCATCGAGGCAGACTGGGTGGTGCGCGTCAGCTCGGCAACAGAGGCCGACATTGCGCGGTACGATGATTCCGTCATCTGCGCATAGCCGCCCGTCGCCTGCATGGCTTTGGCGAAGTCGCGACTTTGCGAGGCGCCTTTCTCATATGCCACAGCAACCGATCCGAGTGCCACCGCTACACCACCAACCGCCAAACCCACCGGCCCCCGCACGCCGGCAAACTTGCTCATCATCGGGCCAAATCCACCAAAGGAGTCTTTGACCTGGCCGCCCTGCTGCATCAAGATGGTAAAGGGAGAGGCGCCGCTGGATAGCGAAGCGGCCACATCGGATAGGGTGTAGTTGAGGGTGAGGAGTTCATTCTTGGTGAGCTTCGCAGAATCCGCGACTTCTTTCATTGCTGCAGCGGATTTCTTGGTGCTGGTGCCAAGGCTCTCCATCTTCTGCTTTGCAGAGCTTACTGCCGCGTCGGTCGCGTCTGTTGCAACAATGCGGATGAGGTAATCAGCCATTCGCTATCCCTTGTTCAAAACTTCCAGCGATTCAGACTCAATCAGACGTAGTGCCTGCCAGATTTCGCGGTGATTAGCCTTATCGGTTTCCAGATCCAACACCAGTTGCACTGCCGGATAATCGAGGCCGATATAAACAATACCGTCCATCCCAGCCACCACCCGCCACTGCGTTTCGCACTTTCCCCAAATCACCATACAGGCATTGACATCAGGGTAAAGCTCACAATCCCCCCGTTCGTAATCCTCTGGCGTAAAACCGAGTTCAGCGCCCTGCTCAATCTCGGCGGCGCTTGGCTGCCCCTCTCCAGCCCAATATCGCGCCGCCTGAGTCAGTTTTTTACACGGCTCTCAAACAAGCCTTTTCTGTATGCCCCAAAGAGGTCCTTTGGGAAGGGAGGGGAAGCCTCGGCAATCTGTTTGAGGGAAGCAGGTGAAAAATCGATTTCATTGCCATCAGCATCACGGCAATTCGCCCACCCCTTCACAAATTCAGGAACGACTGCCAGATAGTCCTTATCTTTCAGAGAGTCGACCCAGGCGTCGTATTCGCTATGCGTGCGATAAACATATTCGACTCGCATAGTACCGGGCTTTTCCTGCCCCGGCTCGGTTACGGGCACTTCTTCAACCACAAAGGTGGCAGGCTTTTTCAGGATGAATGTCATTTTTATCTCCCAGGGAAGGCAGCGGCGGAAGGGCTTAGCTCGGGTTGTAACGGGTTTCTTTCGCCATGATCGAGAACGTGGCGGAGACCGTCATCACCTTGCTGATATCCATTGAGGGGGTGGTATCGAAAGCCACTGTCACAGGGTAGTACAGCACGGTGCCATTTTTCAGTTGAGCCCGCAGCACTCGCACGGCGCCATCTTCGTCGGCAGAGATGAGCGTGTCATTCCATGCGGCAGTCGGATTGTCTAGCAGCGTGAGCTTGATGCTCTTGGCGCTCTTGCCTTTCTGGATCTGGCGCTCCATCCCATCATCGATCAGCGTATAGGTGACGAACTGCGGTTCGCCGCCCGAGCTGGAGACTTCATTGAGGCCGGAAAAGCTGAGCCAGGATGACACCTCTTTCACCGAGCCCAGGCCAGCCCCGGCGGGGTATGAGGCGGTATCCAGTGAATTGAGGCCCACCAGGGGGACATCATTGGTTGAAATCGTCCCAGCCTTGAATACACGGCCATCTGCCAGCGGCCAAGCCGAGGCGACCAGCACGATATCGTTAGCGGCTACGTTGTGGCCGGCAGCCAAAGAGGCGACGGCAGGATTGGCATTGGAAATCGCACTCATCACGGCGGCGGTGCCGAACGCGGTGGAGAGAGAAAATACGGTGCCTTTGGGAATGACGCCAGCAGTCATGGTGGTCTCCTAGATTTGCCCGTAGGGCTCGTAAAACTTGAATCGGTAGGCGGCAATCCGCAGCGTGGCGGCGACGTTGCCGGTCTGGGTGGTGTCCTGGTCAATGCCGATGTGCTCGCAGTCGTACGCGAAGTCGGCGCTGGGCTGGGCGATATCCATCACAATGGGGTGAGCCGCGTGGTGGATAACGCCGCATTGCTTGCTTTTGCTGTAGATGTGCAGCTCGATCTCGGCGATCCAGCCCATGGCGTCCATGGTTTCGCCGTTCTGCAGTGTTTTGGCGAGGCGCACGTCAATGGCATCGATCTCAGTTTCGTCAAACGGCTGTGTCTGCTGATCGGCGACGGTCACGAGGTTGAGCGCCGTTTTCTGGGCATTAAGTGCCTCATACACGGCCTGCTGGATCTGGTCGGCGCGGGTGGTGGTGCTCATGCCCCCTCCATTTCCACATAGGCTTCGGAGCCATCAGCGATGCCCTTGGGAGGCGTGCTGACGCGGTACTGCCTGCCACTGGAAAGCGTCCAGATGCCCTGCTTCACGACACCCGCAAAGACGGCGGTGCGATACCGCATGGAGGGACTTTGCAGCATCACGCCCGTGTCAAACACAACCCCGCCCGGTGCCGCGAAAATGGCTTTGGCGCTGGTGACCG